ATGAGTTGGGCTCGTTGGTTCGTGAGGGCGGTGGCGTCTATGAGTGCGTGCGCGACCGACACGCGAACGGCTCCATGCGAGTGGTTGGATTTCTTAAACCTTTTTAATTTCTATGACAGCAAAACGAAATGATTCTGGCGAACTTGAAGTTGTAAACATCGGAGGCAAAACGTTCTCTTATCGAACGATTCTGCTGCTGCTTGTGGCTTCTGCCACTCCTATGGCGGACCCAATTTTCAAAGCGTTCGGGATTACAAAACCCGAAACCCGACTTGAGCAGCGATTTGTCGACGCTGAGGTTAAAATCGAAAGCATTCATAAAGATATCGCCAAGCTAAACCAAGCAACTGTTGCTGTTCAGGACAAGCTCACGCAGGTTGATTTTCGGCTCACCGGATTTCAGGTCGACTTTGAAAAATACAAATCCGCTCATCCCTAATTTATGGCAACTCAACTCGACGGCCCAATTACAATCAACGGTTCGCTTAGCGTCAATGGGACGCTGACGGGCCAAATCGGACGGGATGGACTTCTCGTCGAACAGAATCTCGTTGTTCCGGTGCCACTGTCGGCGTTTCGTGTGTGGGATTCGATGGCTGCACTGCCTACGGCAGGAAGCTCGGATGACTTGGGGTTTGTGGCGGGAACATTCGGAACGGCTGTCCCTTATCTCGCAACAGCGATTGCCAGTGGTCCAGCTGATGGCTATGCTCGTGCGTTGATTCAGCTGCCCTACCAGTATGTCGCAGCCCAGGGCGTTTACGTCCGTGTCTATCACGGAATGATTACTGCTGTGGCGAGCACGAGCGCAACGGTTGATGTTGAGGCTTATAAGGTTGCGAAGACCTCTAGTCTTGTGTCGGGGTCGGACCTGTGCGCGACAGCCGCTGTGTCCAACACTACGATGACCTTTGCAACTAGCACGTTCACGCTGACCTCGACGGGGCTTGCCCCTTCCGATGTTCTGGATTTGCGCATCCGTGCGACAGCGAACGGTGGTTCCGGGTTTAATGTTATCTCCGGTGTTGAGTTGGTGCTTTCTGCTCGTGGATGATTCTGATTCCATTATTGAACTCCGCCAAACGGCGAAGGCGTTAACCCGGTTGCGGGCCCTTGAACAGGCCAACGGGATTAACTTCTACCGTCCACACGCGAAGCAACACGCGTTTCACAGCAATGGTGATAAAACGGGGAGATACTGCCGCACGGGAAACCGAGGCGGAAAGACGAAATGCGGGGCCGCTGAAGACGTGGCGTATTGCCTCGGTTACCGTCCGTGGTATCAGTATGAGTTTGACATTTGCAATGGTGCGGGCCAAGTGGTTGAACGCTTTTGTGGTAGTAAGTCCCACCCACTTGTAACCAAAGGCATCCCGCAACGCCCCGTTAAGCTGTTGCTCATCGTCACCGACTGGGACAAATCCAAAGAAATCTTTACGAACAATGAAGGCAGTTACGAAAACTGGGGTGAGTATTTCCAACTCATACCAAAAGACGCGATTGCTGGAGTTAATAAGAGCCGCGGCGGACACATCGACCGAATCGACATCAAGCGTCCTGCGGAACATGGTGGAGGTATTAGCTCAATCTACATCGACACCGTTGAAAGCTACAAACACGCCAAGATGAGCGCGGAGTCGAGCGACTGGGACGCTATACATCTCGACGAGCCTTGTCCGCGGTCCATGTTTGTGGCACACAAGCGCGGACTGGTGGACAGAAACGGTAAGTTTTGGATAAATTGTACGCCAATCTCCGAGATGTGGATTAACGATGAGTTCACACCGCCGGGGCGTATCGACGTCGAGAGCAAAGTTTCGGGGTATTCGTTCAATAAGCTCGCGGATGGCGGTGGAAGTCGATTCATTATCACTTGGTCCAGCTCGGACAACCCACACAACAGCGCCGAGGCGTTGGCTGAGTTCGAAGCGGGACTAACTCGTGAAGAAGTCGCTTGCCGACTTCACGGGTTGCCGCTGGCTATGGCCGGACTGGTGTATCGTGAGTTCGTTTGGGATATGCATGTGCTCGCGGACGTGCCAACAGGCTGGGAAGACTACCATCGGCCACCAAAAAACTACACAATCCGTTGGTGGTGGGACTTTCACACCAGACTTCCCCAGGCTGTACTGTTCTTCGCGACGGACCCACACGGAACCGTTTATGTGTTCGACGAACTTTTCACTGATAATCTTATTTCCCCTGTTTGTGAGTCAATCAACTCTAAGCTGGAGGGCTATTTCGTTTGTCAGTCGGAGATTGACCCGTTTGCGTTGATTCCAAATCCCGTGGATGGCACGTGTATCGTCGACGACCTTGCAGCCTACGGCTTGTATGTTAATCCCGCAACCAAAGACAAGCGTCGGGGCATCAACGCTGTGCGTCAGCGGCTTGCCGAGCGCGGACCGAACGGCCTGCCTACCATTTACTTTAGCCCAAACCTCCGCGAAACCCTTTTTGAGTTCACCCACTACGTGTATAACATCGACAAGCAAGAACCAATCGACAAAGACGACCATATGATGGAAAATCTTTATCGTGCGGTGCTGAGTGGCCTCGGCTATGTTGAACCACCAACCGCAGCAGACTATAGCCATCGTCGGTCGACGGTTATTGGTCGCGCTGAACACCAGATTTTATTCCGATGACCGAAGAAGTTAAAGCCCAACTAAAGAGCGAAGCTCCTAATCCGTTTCATGAGCGTATGCTCAGTCACGCGAAGTCGCTTGTCAAGATGAGCCGCTCGCGGATGACGGAGTATTACTCCCAGTGGGACCTCCATGACCGCGTGTATCGGGGCGAAGTAGTTCCGGATAATGACGACCGGCGTCAGGCGATGAAGGGCAAACCGGGGAAGATGATAGTACCAAATACTTATGCCCAATGCATGACGTGGGCGAGCTTCTTGTTCCTGATGTTTAATCAGAACCCGAAGTTTTATGAGCTGGTGCCCAATGGTGACGAGGACTCGGGGACGAAACAAGCGGACTCGGAGCTGCTTTTGCAGCGGGATTTGAAAAAGTCCGAGTGGAATCGCAGGCTGTTCCAGAACCTGTTGGACACTGCCCGGTTTGGCACGGGCGTTCTCGACGTCGGTTGGACCCAACAGAAAGTGAGCGCGTTAGTGAGCGAAGCGTCTCCTCCGTTGGTGATGCCGAACGGTGCGACGATTGAAATGCCCGAAGCCGCACCAATCTGGAAGGAGTTTCTGAAGTTCGAAGGCAACGAAATCAAGAACGTCAGTCCATATCGGTTTTTCCCGGATACAAGACATCCACTGGTGGATTTCCAAAAAGGCGAGTTCTGCGCGAGCGAAGAAGACTACAGCATGGCCCAGCTGTTAGCGATGGAACACGCCGGAGAGGTAGCTGGTGTCCAGCTCATACAGAAGATGTCCCGTGTGTCGAGCAAGGATGGCGTGGAACGGAGGAGCCAACACTCGGTTCAGGGGGCAACCGACAAGTTCGACGCACAGAATGAGTCGAGTGTGGCCGTCGTGACTAAGATGCAAATCTGGATTGTGCCGAGCAAGTTCATGCTGGACGGGGATAAGCCCCTTGGTCCTGAGACTTTCCCGATTCTTTATCATTTGTGGTATGCAAACGACAATCGCGTCATTCGTTGTGAACCCACCCAAGCGTGGCACAATGAATTCTCGTGGTGCGTGACGCAATTCACTCCGGACATGCAGCACACCCTGACAATGGGGTTGGCGGAGTTGGTTTACTATATCCAGGACGTTATTTCGTGGCTCATTAACAGCCATATTACATCCGTTCGTCGGGTGATTGGCAACCGGATGTTGGTGAATCCAGCAGTGGTTGATACCAAAACCCTCGATGGTGAAGGCGACATTTACTTGCGGAAGGGTATGAACGTTCCATTTGACCGTGCGCTGCAACAGCTGAATGTGCAAGACGTTACGAGTGGGCATTTCAACGACAGCGAGATGCTCTCGCGGGTGTTGGAAACGGTGACCGGTGTGAATGGAAACGCAATGGGCCAATACAATTCGGGGCGTAGGTCCGCTCAAGAAGCCCGTGTGGTGACTGCTGGTGCTGCTGGTCGAATGAAGATGCACGGCCACTTGTTGTGGGAGTCGGGTTATGGTCGCATGGGCCGACTGATGCTCTCCAATCTCCGACAGAACTTGAGCTTTGAGTCGTTTGCACGCGTCATCGGGTCGAAGGCCGACGAAGTTCGGTTTGCCGAATTCCACGGAACACCAGAAGAAGTCATTTGTGGGGATGATTACTTCGTGTTTGACTCGACGCTTGCGAGCGAGAAGGGCTTCATGGCACAGAGCTTACAGGAATTGTTGGGAATTATTCTCTCCAATCCGATGGCTGGCCAGCAGTTCGATATTTCGGCCAAGGCGTTGCTTGAGGAAATTCAACGCCTGCGTGGAGGTGGGAACATTTCCCGGTTTTCACTGGCGGCAAGGGTCGCCTCCGGTAAAGAACAACCTCCGATGCCAATTCAACCTGAAGGTATGCCTCCAACTGTATGACCCTAGCCGAAGTCCAGAAACAACACGATGAGTGCTTGGCGTTTATGCAGACTGAGTTGTATGCTCAGCGTCAACGGGAACTTCAAGTCGAAATCGACGGGAATGCACTCAGCATTGTGACCGTTGTGCCGGATTCGCAGGCGAACATTTCCGTGCTGTTGCAGCTCCACGGCCAACGCAACCAACTCCTTTCCAATCTTTCCGAATTTGAGACGATACTCGCTAATCTCAAGCAGAAACTCAGTGAAATGACTGAGCTGTCAAACACGCGAGCCTAACAAAACAAAACCATGACTGATGACAACACGCTAATCGGCCTTCTCGAAGAGCCGGAAACCACAACTGAAACACCAACACAGGCGGACGTCAGTCCTACTCCTGCGCCTACTCCCGCTGGTGGCTTTGACGCCAAAGAACTCGCGAAGCAGTTCGGCGAACAACTGAAAGGAATCCTTCCTGCACAGCAGGCTGCCGCTCCTCGTCCGGAACTCACGCCTGAACAGGCAAAGAAGCTCCTGAATGTCTGGGAACCCGACGACAACTTCTTGCAGGAGTTCTCGAACCTGGAAACCCAAAAGGTCGCGTTTGCAAAGATGCGCGACGGCATGACGAAGCAGATGCTTACGATTGTGCAGTCGCTGATGGGCGAACGCGACCAGCAATTCGAGCAACGGTTGAGCCCGCTCCAGGAGTTTTATGCGGCCCAGCAGGAACGGGAGCTGCAATCCGCGTTCGCTAAGAGCTATCCGGCGTTGGACAAGCCCGAACTTGCACCACTCGTGCAGACCGTAGCAAGTTCACTTGCTGGGAAACAATTTGCCAGTCGAGAGGCTGGATTTGAGGCACTCGCCAAAGGGGTCGAGAGCGTCATAAAAGCACATAACCCCGAGTTCACATTAACCGCAGCAAAAGCTGCAACAACATCGCCAGGCCGTCAAGCCACTCGCATGCCAGTAACTTCTGGTGGTGCGGGCGGACAGGGTGGGGCTACTGCACCGAGTTCTAAGAACAAGGCTGTCAGTTTGCTCTAACTCTTCTTGTTGGTCTCGCACAACTAACACACACATATGCCACTAGGACTAATCAGCAGCGAGAACACGGACGATTTCTGGTCCGATAATGCACGGCGGAAGATTTTCTTCAGCCATCCGAACGGAACCGCACCACTTACGGGACTTCTGAGTCTCGCGGACACGGAGGAAACTCCGATGCCCGAGTTCAGCTGGTTCGAAGAGCGTTTCACCACGAAGCGCACAACGACCGCTGCGGGATCAACAGCCAACACGGTGTTTTACAACACTGGGACAACGACCACAGCAGGCGCGACGTTCACGCCGACTGCCGGCACCACGTATCGGATTTATCTGACCTCGGTCAGCGAACTCCAAACGGACGATATCATCGTCATTCACCGACTCGTGATGGGCTCTTCGACCATTGAGGTCCAGTTCCGCATTGTGAGTGTCGGAGCCACGTTCGTGGAAGCAATGGCTATTAACACGGCGCCTGCCGCGGTCACCAATAATGCTTCAACTGGTGTGGGACTTCAAGTGGTTCTTGCGGGTTCCGCGTTCGCTGAGGGTTCGCGCAGCCGCAGCGGTCGCTATAAATATCCGTCGCAAATCACGAACTACACGCAGATTTTCAAGACTGCGTTCGAGATGACCCGCACGAGCTTGAAGGCTCCGCTGATTTACGACAAGTCCGGCGACTACAAAAATCAGCTTCGCAAAAACGGCATCGACCACATGGCCGGTATCGAGTGGAGCTTGTTCTTCGGTAACCGTCGCAGCGAAACCGCGGTCGACCCGGATACCGGCGAGACCGTCAGTCGTCGCTTCATGGGCGGACTGCTCTGGTATCTCAAACAGTGGGAAAAAGGCACCGTCAACAATGGTGGTGCGTTCGATTATCGCCCATCGGGCTCGTCGGACCTCACCACCGAGACTGACTGGGCCACCTACCGCGACAAGCGAATCATTCGTTTGGGCGGTTCCGCGGTGTCGCTCGACCAGTTCAACGAAATCGAAGCGCTTCCGTTCCAGAAGACCAACTCGAACGACTTCTGCAAGCTGTGCTTGGCCGGCCCTGGTTACATCCAGAAGATTAACTCGCGACTGGAGAAAAACGTCCAAGTCACGCAGCTTCGCGGCGAACAGTATGCTGGCTTTGACTTCAAGGTCACGCAGCGCAACGGCATCAACGGAGAGACTTACTACAAGTCTCACCCGCTGTTCAACGACGTGGAAATGTATAATTCGGCGTTCTACATCGACCTCGGTCATCTGAAGTTCCGCCCGCTGTCGGATTCCGACACGGACATTCAGCAGATGATTCAGCTGCCCGACGCGGACAAACGCAAGGACCAATACCTCACCGAGGCCGGGTTCGAAATCGCGTTCCCTGAGTCGTGCATGTTCGTCGATAACCTGGGAGGCATCACGCTCTAACTTATGGCCGCACTCACTGCAAGCCAAGTCAGTCTTTATCCGACTGCCGTTGGAAAAGCGGAGTTCTTTCCGCGTGGCAAGGATGACCGAACAGTCATCACTCGCCGCTTGAAAATCACAAGTCTCGCACAAGGGGATGCAACCGACACTATTGGGGCGTCAGCCCTAGGGTTCACGGAGATTCTCGAGTGTGGGACGTTGTGGGACGCAACTAACAGCAAAGGCTATCCAACAGTAATCGACCCGGTGAACAACCGGATTATTCTGCTGGATGGTTCAGCAGCACCCGCACCAGTAAAGGTGACGACTGACGCGGCTTACATCACAGTCACTGGGACCTTCAAAAGTCCCGTAACAGCATAACCCGAAAGGAAACAAACATATGGCTAACATGGCAGGCTCCAAAGCAAACTGGAATCCCGGCGCAGGTAAGGGCAAAAACGAAGCGAAAGCTAATGCCCTTATGAACACGGAGGCGCGTGAAGCGTCTTACACCAAGGACACGAATGAACTGAAGGATTTTGTTGGCAAGTCCAGCAAGCCGAAAGGTCCGTTCGGAATCCGCGGCAAAGAGTTCTAAGACCTCGGCGTCTTCAATATCTTCCACCGATGACACTATACGACATTAAAGTTGCTGTTGCAACGTATTTCAAGACCACGGTCGCTGACCTTACTCAGAACGGCCAAGACTTGTTCCTTGTTGCAGCAAATCACGTAAGGCGACAAGCCGAACTGAGTCACGATTTCGAGTTTTCTCGGAAGCTCGTGACACTGACTGTCGATGGTGAAGTCGGTGGAAGTCTTGAGAACGCAGTGGTTTATGGAACTACGACGGACGTCAACATCAAGACGGTGATTGAAGCGGGGTTATTTGATGGGGACGGCAATCTGCGACCGGTGGAGTGGACGACTGTCGCGGAAGGTCTTGAGCGCCAACGGCTGGACAATCCGCACTCTGCTCCCCGCTATCCCACCGATGGGTGGTATGAATCCAGTCCGAATGGCTTCGGCCGGTTTGAGCTGGCGGGCAGCTCAGTTTATCGGTTCCCTAAAGACGCCGACCACGATTTCACACTTGGGCTGGAAGTGTATTCGATGGCGGATGATTGGACAAGCGTGGACAATGTGGTGGTTACTGGTGCAGTTACCGCATATAACGGCACGTATTACAAGACGAACTTTCAGTGGCAAAGTAAAGACGTTTTTTACAAGGCGAACACTTCGACGCTGATTACCTATTTCATTTACTATTCGGTAGATACTGGTGGGTGGGTAATCCAAAACGGTATCGACGAAAACGGAACAGCGGGGTATGTTTCGGTAATCACGGCGACTAGCCCAGAAGGGGCTTATATCGCAGCTGGAGAAGCAGGAACGCCTACAGTTGCTGATAGCACTGTGAGCGATGTATGGACGTCGCAGGGCGCTGAGTATCTGATGTGGGGAATCATTGTTCACCTCAACTATTACTATAAGGAATTCGTAACACGACAAGAAGGCAATCTGGGTTCGCCAGAACGCCTACGTGATGAGGCTCTCGCTTCGTTCATTGCTTGGGACGCGTATCGGTTCGAACAAAACAGACGTCATGGCCGGTAACAACGACGGAAAACTTCTTCGAGGACAGCGGCACTTTCCACGTGACGGATATACGGCTGCGTTCACGCAACAGGTTAAAGACATTCGGGATGCGATTTTGGAAGTTGGCGACGCCAACAAAGAAATTACACCGCTTGACGCACACAGTTCGCGGATTGTCACTTGGGACGCTGCGGCAATCGCTACCGAGTTCACGACTCTCTATCGGAGTATGCCGGTCACAATCAATGTGCAGCTTCCGCCCGTGCTCGAAGGAATTACTGTTACGTTTAACTATCAAGCTGCTGACGGCGAAGCGAGCACTTTGTCCCAAGAAGCACTTTCGCTGGGTTCATCCGGCAGCTTGAATTTCAGTCCGAGGTCGACTGCTCGCGCTAGCGCGGCAATCCTTCCCGACATTGTTCCAATCATCCGTGAGGTTTCCGGTATCAACCGTCCAGCTACTCTTTATGCGTTCTTTCTTCCAGACAATTCCACGAGGACTGCGGTTCTCACTCGGTTGGCAACTATTACGGGTCAAACTGTTCGAGATTGGCCTCAGTTTAAGCCGACTGCTGAGACCCTTGTTCTGAAGGGTCAAGAGGGAAGTGTGACGCTGGGAGCAAGTGCCGACCACAACGATAGGTGGAGCGACGATAATTTGTCCTACGGGATTTATACGCAAGGTGAAGTGTCGCGGAGCGTGGGGTTGACCAACAAACTGGTGCGTCTTCCCGCGTGTGTGCATGGAGACTTGACGATTGCGTCGCCCAACCAGACTGTGACTGGAACTGTTACCGTGTCGGCTACGATTCCTCAAATTGTTGGCACGGGAATCGCTCCAAGCTTTCCGCAAGTCACCGTTGCGCCAACACCCCGCACAGTGACCGTGACTGGCTCTGTGTTCCCTACGTTTTTGCCTGCAACGCCGGGAGGAACAATCCCAACCAGTGGGCTTTATCTCTATTCGTTGGAAACCCAACCATCCGAATGGGACCACATTCAGGTGTTGGCAACTGTTGTTGATTGTGGAATTTTCGCATGAACTTAGACCCAAAAATCCTCGACCACGAAAGAAGGCTGGCTCAGTTGGAGTCGGCACGAGCCGCGCTGGATGCTGCACTAAACAAACTCAAAGAGAATCCACCTCCGGGACAACCGCCAGTTCCTGTTCCACCACCACCAGCTATTGTTGTCGAAGAGACAAAGCTCGGAAACATGGGGAATGAAATCCTTGTGACAAAAGCAGCTCCTGCCCAACCACTTCCAAATGGCCGAATCAAACTTTGGGTGGTCTATCAGAGTGAGTTGCAAGAAATCGAAGTCGACGGAAACCTCGCGTGAGAGTAAAAACTCCAGTTATTCCACATTGGGTTGAGTCCCAAAGTTACGCCGGCTACGTCGGAAGCACTGGAAGTTTGTCAGCGTTTCCGTTTGAATTTTCGTTGCGACAATTTGGCCGCCACTTTTGGGGGGTTAAAACTTGGGCGTTGAGCGGCACGTTTACGTATAGGATTCCTGATGTTGTTGGAGTTTCTTGGGCTGGTTATGTGACCGAAAGTTTCAACGTAAGTTTGACTGAATTTTTAATTGGCCCATCGGAGGTTGAAAACGAACGCGTGTTGAATTCGGGATACCGGTTCACTGGAACGCACATTGGAACACAGGGCTTCGCCGCTGATTTGTTTTGGTTCCGTGAGTTAGAAACTAATCCCACACCCCAGATTTTGTGGGACGGAAACCACGGAGCCTCAGCGGGTAATGTAAAACCGGGATTTATGCTGCGGGTGGTGTTTGACGGAACAGGGGATTTTCTAAACCGTGAATTGCGAACCGACATTCCGGTGGGCTTGCGTTTGGGCGAAGTCGACACACAAGTCCCTAGCCTCACGATTGACGGACAAATCGTTGACTGGCATACCGGCTTTGATGTGACTCCGGACGCTGGAGCTTGTCAGATGACTGACTTCACAGCGACAATTGCCCCTCTTACCTATTTTGAATTTCGAGACTCCAACGGGAATAACCCTGTTTGGAACAGCCTCACGAGAACCCAGTTAATAGACCCACGAACCACATGAACGAAAATAAAATCAAAACGTTGCTTGCGTTAGCTCAGCTCGACGCAGGACAAAATCAACCCGACCCGCGAGAAGCGATGGCCGGACAGATGCTGATGCAAATGTTGGGAATGAACCAACAACAAGAAACACAAGCTGGTCAAATGGACTTGGACCGCGAACGTATGGCGCAAGCCGCACAGCAGTTTGAGATGGGCCAGAACAACAGCATGGCAATGAACCGTGAAGACCTAGCGATGAAAAAGTCGCAGCAAGAAGCCATGTTGGCACAAGCCGAACGCCAGTATGGAATGGACATGTTGAAGGTGATGAGCGAGAATCAACGGGCGTCGGATGCGGCAAACCAGCAAAAAGCCATGCAAGAAGAAAATGCAAAACTTGCGTTGCAACAGATTTACGGTCGGATGACGGATTCAACTAGTCCGGAGGCACTTCGATTTGCGTTGGAACAAATGGGCTGGACTGGCGGAACTCCTGTTGGGGCACCCGCTGGCGGCGTGAATATGGAAGCTGAACTCGCTAAGAAAGCGGCGACGTCAAAAAATGTTAACTCAGTCTTGGGTTTGCCCGAAGGCTACAAATCCCCAATTTATTCTTGGTTTCACTAACAACTAACTAACTACTACTATGGCATTTTCATTTGGAGCATCAGGCAAACCACAAGCATCAAACCCTAACGGACTCACTCCCGACGGCACAGTCGTTAGTCGAGTTCGGCGTCGAGACGGACAAGACAACTCTGGCATGATGGACGCACTTATCAAGTTGTTCGGCGAAATGCTGGGCAAACAGAAGCCGAATAATACGCCGGAGAATCTCCGGGCGTTGCGGAATGACCCAATCGGGGACATGAATAAGCAACGGGACGTGGACGTGGCAAAAGTGAACAATCAGTTCATGGAAGGTTTTGGTTCGTCACTCGGGCCAACCACCAGCGGTCTGGGAATGACTCCCGAGCAAGTCGCCAGGATGCAAGGTCCGACGGCGGCGAATCAGTGGAAGTTTCCGCATTTATTCCGTCAACCGAGGGTGTTTTCAGACCCAAAGCCAAATGAATGGGTCATGCCAGGGAACTTAGGCCCAAATAAAGTTCTTCCTGAATCGTTTCCTACTTCACCAATAAATTGGGCTGGACCAAAACCTAAAAGCAAGCCTTTTGGGTCTGATTTTTCGACTGAAGACGCGGCTTTAAAGTTTTCAGGGGACCCAAACTTTTTTAACCTACCTCCGGGACTTAGAAATCAGCCTGGTGCTCTTCCACCAGATAAATTACCAATGCAACCACCAAAAGTCAAAAAACCTAAAGGCTTTGTAATGCCGTCATTCGGGCTTGGTTCGGGGGCAAAACCTTCGTTTGGTTTCTCTTCTCGCTTATAATTATGGCCCGCACCTACGCCTATCATGAAATCCGGGATGTTTACAACATGCTCAAAGACCGTGGAGAAGTCACAGCGACTCTTCCGGAATGGGCACAGCAACAAAACAACCTAAGCGGAAGTCGGTCGTTCGATGCCGGACTCGACTCAGGCTTCGGCACAAAGCCGCTGACCTATGGGTTGCGGAAAGTCATGGAGGCGACAGGGATTCCCGAAGCTATGGGATGGGTAGGCGGCGGAGTGGGAAGCCTGATTGGTGACGAAGAGATGGGTCAACAGGTGGGCGAAAGCGCCGGATACGGGGTTAGTAATTTGTTGCCAATGCTGATTCCCGGACTTGGGCAGACCACAATGGCGTTGAGTATGGGTGGTCTCGGCGCGGCGAATGCGTATGCGGACACGAACTCGGGACTCAGTGCGCTGTTTGCCGGCGCAACGAATGCACTCATGCCCGGTGTTGCGAATCGACTTGAGCAAGCAACGCTGGGACGACTCGGCGGTGAGCTGGTCGAAGGTATTGGTAGTGCTGGCGGCATTCGTCAGTTGTTTCCTAAGTCTATTCCGATGGGCTTGGCAACACAGGGAGTGAGCCAGCTCGGTGCAGGTGTGTTCGGGGAAGCAATGCGCGCAGGTGAAGCGTTAATGAAAACCGACAATCCTGATGACCCATCATCGACTTATGAGCTGGACCCAGTGAGGATTGGCCTTGAGATGACGGTGGGGCAGTTGCCGTTCATGGGGCTGTATGCGACGAAAGCGGGGGCGAGCCAACTGGGGGGAAGGACCACGAAGGAAACCATCGACGCACTGAGGGCGGACATTCGCAAAACTGAAGGCGCTCAAGTCGAGGATTTGATTCGTCGTCGGGAAGCTGAAACGCCCCCGATTGCGAGACTTCCAAAAATTGAGGAAGAAAAGTCTCCGGTAGTGCAGGCTCAACTCGATAAGCTGATGGCGCGGGTGTTGAATCAGAAAGACCCGGTTGATGAGAACCTCTCCGCGTTGATGCGGGAAGCCGACGAGGTTAACACAGCTCTGGTTGACCCAGCGAGTGGAATCGACGTGGAAACTCTCACCAAGCGTCAGATTGAGTTGAGTGACGCGTTAAAGGGGCGGGAAGCCGAGGCGGTTTATAGCGACTATAACGACACGTTTGAGGTTGCCGGTGAAGTGCATTATCGCAACTCGGACCGGAGCGTCACCATTCGTGTGGCGGATACGCCTGAGAACCGGGCGGCTGGACTCGAACCCGGAAAGCTAATCACTGCGTCGGTGATGCGGGCACCCGAAAGCGTGGAGGGAGTTAAGATTGGTTGGGGAGGATTCGGCACGCAGGTCAAGGTTCCGCTTTCCAAGAACAAGAAGTATTGGAGCTACGTCGAGGACAGCCGTCCTGAAGTCACGGAGCAACAGCGTCAACGCGTTAGTAAGCCCGAAGCTGAACGACCGCCGGAACTCCCTGCGTATACGGAAGAAGGGTTTAACCGGATTAAAGCTGAGTGGGAAGCGGAGCGAGTCGAGACCAAAGCTCGCATAGAAAAGCTGGAGACAGCTAAGTCTGGACTCACGACCAAGCTGAGTGAACTTATGACGCAAGTCGTTCCTCCACCGCAAGAAGTTGCAAAAGTCCTCACCGATATCAACCAAATCCACGTTGATATGGGGTATCCTCCACTGTCGGTGAAGGAACTCCAATCATATGGGAAGCTTCTCCAGTATGACCCGAATGCCAAAGAACCTGGGCATGTAGTCATTGTTAAGGAAATCAGCACCAAGGTTGCGGCGAGAAAGCGTGCAGCGGAGATTCGGGAGAAACAGAAAGTGGATGCTGAACAGTCAAGAGCAACGGCTGATTCGTTTATTTTGGGACTCCGCAGCAAAACGGATGCAGAGTCGCTACGTCTGTTGAAGGTGCTTGACGACGCGACGCTGGACCTCCAAGAGAAACGAGCGGAGGGTAAACTGTCGGAGGGAATTCTTTCTGCGTTAGAGCGGGGGCTCATTCCGTCGTTTTCATACTGGGCTCAAAATGGAGGGAAGGGCAAGTTCAAAATCACGAGGGAGGTTTCCGAGACGAGCTTAGGTTCTGCGTTGCCGACGGATGAAGATGGAGTTCCGATGGTGGAGGCGGTTGATACGGCACCGACACCAGATAAAGCGGCCGAGTCGGTTGCGAGGGAAGAGATTACGACAAGGTATCGGGCTGCGTTGGAGTTCGTTCCTCGTAACGCGGAAGGTGAAGTGTTGGCAGAAGAAGTTTCTGCGTTTAATAAGATGTTCGGGGTTAAGGTTTCCAAAGACCAAACGAAGATTGAAATCAAGGGGAGTCCGGAAGACTGGCGCAACGCAGGATTCGACGAGTTCGTAGAGTATGGCCTTGCGTTGAAGGGGGAGAGAACATTTTCGGCTGCGCCAGTTCCCCGAGTCCCTGCCGGCGGCGGTTTCATCTGGGACTTTGTTCCCTACGACGAAGCGACGAACAAACTCAACGGCAAGCCGTTAAATAGTCTAGGAGGAAAAGATGGTTGGATTCCAGTAGCTAGGTTTAAGAATGTTGCTGGGGAACCGGTGCTGGCTGATTTTATTATTGAGCTTGGACGGTTGGTTGTGCCCGAGGCGTTCGAGGGGCAGAATGTTGACGTGAAGAAGCTCTATGCTGGGTTGAAGGAAAAGGGTCCGGTGACCGAGGTTCACTCGTATGGGATGGAGGGGAAAGTAAATTCAACTAAACTCCGACTTGATGAATTAACACATAACTGGTGGGAAAACTTGTCTTCTCGGGAGCAAGATGTTTACAATCAATTGGTTGAAAAATATGCTGGAGAACTTGATACTACGCAACAAGCACAATTTTCAAAAGATTTACTTGCGGCCGGTTGGGATGAAAATAAGATAAAACTGGGAATTGAATATCATAATTTAAGTTTTAAATTTGCGTCGGATGAAAGTAATCTTAATGGTCCTCGTGCAACCCAATACTACAAGTCAATCTCCCCGTTCGACACGGAGAAGTATCCAGTGGTGCGCGTGGATGTGGTGTTGCCGCATGAAAAGGACTTTGGTAAAGGTTTTCCTGCTGATGAGTGGAATAAATTAACCTCAGAACAAAGACAAGCAAAACATAAAGTTCTCTGGCCCCCTGACAACCTCCACGAAAACCT